CAGCAGCCCGTCGCCGGCATCGCCCCACCAGCAGGCAGCTGCCACAGCAACCTCCGTCGCGGCAACGCTGACGTCCTTCTGCGCGGCGACGTGGTAGCCGATGGTTCCGGGCAGGTAACCCGCCATGCTGGCGAAGCTGGACAGCGCCAGGGACGCGGTCGGGACGCCCCGCTCCAACAGCCGCCGGATCACGCCCGCGGTGTCGGAGACGTAGCCGCCCACGGCATCGCCCCGGACGTCGGCGGTGGGCGTGCCGTCCGGTCCGGTCCCGAGCCTCCAGCCGGAGCCGTCCGAGCCGAGCCACTTCGCGAACCGCCCCGAGGCCACCGTGGCGGCGGCCAGGGCGGCGTAGCTGGCGTAGGTGTTGCCGTCCCAGATCACCGGGGCGCCCTTGATGTAGACGGCATCGACACCGGCCGCGAGGCGGTCATGGAACCGGTAGATCAGCAGGCTGGAGTTGACCAGATCGCCGGTCACGCCGCGGCAAAGACCGTAGGTCTGCCGGATCGGTTTCCCGGCCAGTTCCGCCCCGCCGTCCGCTCCACCCGTGCCGCCGTAGAGGGCCAGGAGCGGCACGTCCAGCAGGTACCCGGCATCCCGCATCCGGACATGCAGGGAGCCGTCCGCCCACCAGTCCAGGCCCTGGCCCTGGAACACGGTGGCCGCCTCGCTGTAGCGGCTGGACCGCTTGGGCAGGACGGCCACCCGGACCGGCGTGGCGTCGATCGCGTAGGCGTCGGGGTAACTGTCGTAGACCCCATCGGCGTTGACCGCCACAAGCTCGCCGATGGACACCGCCGCCCTGCCCGATCCCGGCACGATGGGGATGCTGCGATCAAACTGCGGCGGCTCCACCCGCCCTTCAAAATGGACGTTGGCGCGGGCATCGTCCGGCCGGCTGGTCCAGTCCCGATCCGACCAGTCGATGCGGATCGACGGCGGCGACGGCTGGCGATAGGGCAGCGTGCCCCACGCATAGGTGCCCTGGACGAGCGGCTTGCGCTCCACCGTCGCCGTGGCTCCGGTGGCGGGCTGCATCTCGACCAGGAACACCACGTCGCACACGCTGCCCTGCGTGGCGGAGACGAAGGCCGGCGGGGACGGCAGGGCGGCAAAGCCCCGCGCCCCCCACGGCACCGTTCCGGCTGGATTGGTACCCCAGGTCATCAGCCACCCACCAGCTTGAGGTTCGCGCCTATCCGCTGCTCGCCCTTCAGGCCGGCCAGTTCCGCCCGCACGGCTTGCAGTTCGCCCCGCAGAACGCCGACCATCTGCGACAGCGCCCGCACGATGTCGGCGTTGTCGCGCACCACAGTCGCTTGGCCCTGCGCCTGCTGGTCGGGCCGCGTGACCGTGACCCGCTCACCCGGCGTGGCCATGAACCGGACCAGGGTGCTATCCACGCCACCCCAGCCGCCGACCTCGAAGGAACCGCCCGTCTTGAAGCCGGGCAGGCCCAGCTCGTGCCCCAAATTGCGCAGCGTGGAGGTGATCCAATCTTCCCGCTGGCTGTAGGCCTCGGTGCCCAGGACCAGCACCGGCCGGGACGCCGACAGCAGGGTCTCCGACGCCTTGGTGGCGTAGGAGACGTCGCCCGTCTCGCGGGTCTTCTTCAGGGCCGCGTCCCACTGCCGCTCGGCCTCCGCCATCTTGGCGACCGGCGACAGGGAAGAGCCGTCCCCAAGGGCCTGACCGTTCAGCCAGTCCGTCAGGCTGCCCGCCTGCGACGTGAGCTTGGCCATCGACGCGGCTTGCTGGTCCGTCGCGAGCTTGGTCTTCAGCTGCTCGATCCGGAGCCGGGCAAAGCTCTCCGCCACGTCGTCCACGCCGTGCATGGCGTCGGCGAGGAAGGTCAGGTTCTTCACGGCGTTCTCGTCGTCGCCCAGACTGTTGACCAGGGCGGACATCTGCGCGCCGTAGAGCTGGATGGCCTTGTCGCCGCTCTGCCCGGTGGAGAGAAGCTGTTGCCCGACCTGGGTGAAGGTCGCCCGGATGCCCAACGCCTGATCGATGAAGCCCGTCCCGTTGGCCTGCCGGATGGCGGAGTCCAGCACCCGGTCGGTGGCGCCCTTCACGCTGGCGGATAGGCCGTCCACAGACAGGCCGAGCTGCTCGGCGCGGTCCCGCATGGTGACGAACGACTGTGCGACCGTCGTGATGGAGGCCGCGACCTGATCCGGCTGCGCCTGACCGACCGACGAGAAGGCCGTGGCGAAGTCCGTCGCCGCCAGTTGCAGGTCGGACAGGAGCCGGTCCAGCCCGTCGAGCACGCCGCGGTCGAGCACCTTCCGCACATTCTCGGAGGTGGCCGACAGGTCGGCGTTCTCCAGGCTGCGCGCGATGAAGTCGGCCACCGCCTCCTCCGCCGTCCCGAACGACTTCGCCGACCGAGCTTCGAAACCACCCCCGCCGATGAAGCTGTAGTAGCCAGGGCCAAGGTTGCCACGGGTTTCCTGGTTGAAGCCGATGCCGCCCAGCGGCAAGCTGGACACCGGGATTTTTGCCGCCCCCGCCAAGGCCTGCAGCGTGGCGAGCGCCTGTGTACCGGCCTGCCCAAGCGCCGACGTGTCGTAGCCATCCAGCGCCTCCAAGGCGCTTTGCCGGCCACCGATGGACGCGAACTGCCCCCAGGGGAGGTTCCGGTCCTCCGGGAACAGTCCGGTCGCCGCCGTGCCCAGGAACGCGCCGGCAATGGCCCCGATCGGCCCCCCGGCCGCGCCCAGAAGCGTGCCGAGCGAGGTGGCGCCGAGCGCTCCGCCGGCGATGCCGCCAACCAAGCCCCCCGCGCCGCTGACGAACGGATTCTTGCTGCCCAGGCCGAGCAGGTTCGCGCCGATCCCGCCGATGATGCCCCATGGGGTGGCCTGGATGCCCAGGCCAAGCGCCTGGGCAAGACCCGCCGACCCGGTGAGTTCGAAGGCCAGTTCCGACGCGCCGGACACAATGCCCTGCCCGATGGACGAGCCGCCGGCCCCGGTGAGCAGGCTGCCGAGACCGATGGCGTCGCTGACGCCGACGCCGGTCCCGCCCGCGGCGCCTTGGGCAGCACCCGGCTTCCCCGGCGCCTGGATGCCGAACAGCCCGGGCACGCTCCCGACGATCGCCGTGGTGATCGGCAGGACGATCTGCGCCTTGATCGCCTCAATGGCGATCCGCTTGAACAGGTCGCGGAAGCTGTCCACGATGGACGCGCGCTTGTCCTTCAGGACGATGCTGTCGTAGAGGGTTTCCGACCAGTCGCGGGCGATGTCCGTGGCGACGGTCTGCACCTCGCGCTGGTAAGCCTCAAGCGCGCGGGCCGCCTCCTCGTCGGCCTTGGTCTTCTTCTTGCGGGCATCGGTGACGTCGTAGAGCGCGCCGGCCTCGTACTCCACCTGCCGGATGTATTCCGCCAGCACGTCCGGCGACAGCTTGCCACGCAACTGGTGCTCAAGCTCCAACGCCTTGTTGGCGATGAAGCGCTCGCGCTCCGTCAGCTTCAGGCCATCGGACTCGCCCCGCAGCCGGTCGACGTAAATGTCCGCCGTCCGCAACGCCTGCTGGCGCTTGCGCTCTTCTTGCTCGGCGTGGCGGGAGGCCTGCTCGCCGGCCCGCGTCGCCTCCTCCTGGGCCTTTTTCTGCGCCTCCAGCTTGTCGATGCGCTCCTGCTGGGCGACGGCATCGTTGATCGTCCGTTTCGTCGCCTCGCTCAACTGGTCGGCGCTGGTCTTGTACTCCCTGGCCAGCATCTGCTGCGTCAGGGTCGCGCGCAGCTTCTCCGCGTTGGACTTGCCGAAGGTGTCCGCCTCCAGCCCCAGCGCCTTCGTCTGCTCGACGATCCCCTGGCGGGCTTTGGTGATTTCCTCGTCCAGCGTCGTAACACCCGTCGCCGCGCGCTGGTTTTGCTGAACCATGCGGTCGACCACGCCGTTGTAGTCGCCGGCGCTCGCCTTCAGGATCTCCAGCTCATCGCGCAGGGACTTCCACCGCCCTTCGAGACGGTTGGTGGCCGACTGCCGGGCGCTCTGGCTGATGCCGCTGCCGGTGTGGAGCCCGTCGCCTTCCTCGTCCGTGGCGGCGGCGCGAGCGGCCAGCAGGCGCGCTTCTGCCAGTCGCAAAGCCTCCTTGCGGACCTCGATGATGTTGCGTTTCTCCGCTTCCATCGCGTCCGCTTGCCCGCGGGTCGCCCGCGCAAGCTCGTCCTGCAGCTTGGCCGTGAACTCCAGGGCCTTGCCGTAGTCGTTGAAAGCGGTGGCCGTGTCATCGGCCGTCTTACCAAGCCCAAAAATCACCCCCGCCGCGACGGAGGCGATGGCCACCACCGTACCAATCGCGATACCGGCCGGGCCGAAGGCGGAGGCGATCTGCGGCCCCTGCTGCGCCAGGATGATGAAAGCGGAGGTGCCCATCTGGGCCTGTACCGTCACGTCCTGGAGCTGGAGCCCGAGGTTGCCGAGAGCGCCCTTGAACTGGCCGCTGCTCGCCGCCGCCGCGGTCTGCCCGGCAATCATCCGGTCGTGAGCCTGCTGGGAGATGGCCATCAACTCGGTGTAGCGTTGCTCGCTGACCGCTCGGGAGGCCAGGGCGCTGTTTAGCGTCGCCTGATCGCGGGCAAGCCGCTGCGTGGCGCGCGACACCGGGTCGAGACGGCCTTCCAGGGCTTCGAACTGGCGGCGCAGCTTCTCCGGGCTGTTGTCGTTGCCGATGCTCTTGATGGCGACGCCCAGCTCCTCCAGCTTGCGCTTGGTCTCGTCCAGGCGGTCGGCTTCGACGGCCAGGCGCACGCTGACTTTCTTTTCGGCCATGGCTACCGTCCGATGATGTTGGAGAGGTTGGCGGCGAGTTGGGCTTGCGCCCGCTGGGCGGCGCCGCTGATGTCGAGGAGCTTCCGCCCGCGGGTCTGCCGGACGAGGAGGAAGAGCGGGATCGAAGTGGCGCGCCCGGCGCCGCCTCGGGCCAGCACGTCGCCGCGGGCCTTGCCGTCCGCCACCAGGAGCGCGCGCCGACCACCGTTGATCGGAACGAACTGGAGCTTGCCGAAGCGTGATTCGGCGGCGGAGACGTTGGACCACTTCGCCGGCACCGGGCCCGGGCGGCGGGCGGTCAGGTCGTCCCGCTCCGAACTGCGGTCGAAGCCGGCCTGTTTCGCCGCCTCCAGCGGGATCGCCAGCCACTTCCCGCCCTTCGCCCGCACCGTCTCGCCGGCGTCGAAGGCGTCGTGGAGGCGGGTGGCCTTCGAGTAGACGAGGCCGGCCGGGCGCAGCGTCTTCCGCCCGCTCTTCGGGTAGAGGTCGAGGCGCCACGCCTTTTCCAGCCCGATCCCGAGGCCGGCGCCGCGGACCTGAGCGCGCAGATCGGCTTGCAGACGTTCCGAAGCGCCGCGGACCGCCGCGCGGGCGGCGTCGGCGATCTCGCCGATCCGCTCGTTCAACAGCCCCTTCAGGTCGCCCTGGATGCGCCCGACGATCATCATGACTCGCCCTCCACCAACTCCGCCTCGGCCCGGCTCATGACCTCGAAGGCGTCCAGCATGATCGCGGCCTGTTCGCCGTAGCCGCCCGCCTCGGGGAGATGGCCGGTCACCGGCACCACACCGGCCGCCATGCCGCCGATGCGCCCCGGCGCCGGCCGGAAGGCCCGCCAGAGCCGCACCATCTCCCAATCCCCCTCGCTCAGCAGGTAGCGGGGGTTCCGCCGGTACCGCTCGCCGAAGAGGTCCCATTCGCTTCCGTCAGGAGCTTCGTCTCCGTCGGGGAAGGCTTCCGGCCGTCGTGCGACTGCGACGGCGAGACGGAGTTTTTTTCCTGATCCTTCCCGACGCGCATCAGGCCGATGATCTTGACGCCCACCGCGCGCAGTTCCCGCTCGTCCAGGTGCTGCAGCGTTTCGTCGGTGGTCAGTCCGCCGCGCCGCTCGAACGGGGCATCGCCGCCGTCCTCCGCCTTGACGCCCTCCCACCCCAGCAGGAAGTGACGGGCTGCGATGATCGGCGACACCGACAGGTAGAACTCGCGGTCGCCCTCCAGGGCGGCGTAGCGGCGCCCCAGCGCGCGGGCGAGGCGGTCGATCTCGCCCAGCCGCTCCACCGCCTCGGGGTCCACCTCGCCGTCGGATGCCGCCTCCGCTTCGTCCACGACGGCCAGCAGGTCGTCCAGGTTGACCGGCGCACAGGCGCGCAGGTCGTCCCGCAGCGCCCGGAACAGCTCGGCGTCGCCCGGATACATCGCACCGGCGGCGCGGACGTCGCGGCGCCACGCGGCGCGCTGGAGATAGCTCGGCACGGTCAGCAGGTAGACCGGCTGCGGCTTGGCGTCGGCTTCGTTCTGCGCCTTGACGATCAGGTCGGCAAAGGCGGCACGGGCCTCGTCGGTGTCCGCCAGAGCCTGCAGTTTCCGGAGAAGGTCGATACGGTCGAGAACGGGCGTGAAGCGGATCACGTCCTTGGCGGAGACGGGAAGCATTGTGGACCTCATGTCGGTTGAGGGATGCGGGTGGCGCCGACATCGCCACCCGCTGCGCTGTTGCGCCCCATCGGCCGAAGCCGATCGGTTGCCCGGTGCCGGGCCGGGGTTCGTCAGTACAGGGTGAGGAAGGCGCCGGCGTCCTGGCCGGTGCAAGCGAACTGCAGCCCCTGCGTGGCGAGGCCGCCGCGGTCGCCGGGCTGGACGTTGGTGTAGGTGCCCGCCGGGATGGTTAGGCCGACGCGGTTCCCAGCGACGGCGCCGTAGCTGAGGCCGATGGGCTGGGCGTTGCCGGCCCGGAAATCGGCGATGGCGTCGCGCGTCGCCACCAGCTCCTCCAGCGGGTCGCAGGAGCCGGTCATGTTGCGCGCGGTGATGATGGCCGGATCGTAGCCCTCCGCCGCGTTCGGGTTGTCCGGGTTGGTCATCTGGTTGCCGAAGTCTACGGACAGTGAGGCCATCGCCGCCTTGGACCGGTTGACCAACGCCCGCCCGCCCTTCCAGATCGGCGGGCGGGTGCTGTCGGTGGGCATCGTAGAGTGGGCCGGCACCGGGGTGTCGGTCTGCGAACCGAACATGCCGGTGAAGGTGCAGCGCATCCGCCCGACTCCGCCGCTGGTGAACTCCAGAGTGGCGGTGCCGCGAGCGCCGGTCACCTTGAGGAGTTTGCCGTCCCGGTAGGAGTAGAGCGTCACGGACGGGATGTTGATCGAGGCCGGGGAATATCGGACGTTCACCGGGATCTGGTAGGAGGTGGTGGCGACGATGGCGCCGGACATCGTATCGGCGAGGGTCGCCGTCTTCCCCGCGGTGTAATCCGTGATGAAGGACGTTCCGGTCACCGTGTTCGTGAACACGATGGGCATGCCGCGGTACATCTGCGCCGTGGTGCCGGCGGAGGTGCCCAACACCGCCGTCGTGGTGGTGCCGCCCGCCGCGCAGGCCTCCGGAGCGGCCGGGATGGCAGTGGAGGTGATCGTCTCCGCCCAGCCGCAAGCGCGCAAAAGCTTGCCCCACTCCGGGGCGGTGCCCGGCGCTCCCGACCCCTTGAGAAACACGTCAAAGGTGACCTGGACCGTCATGCCGCCCGCGATGGGGCCGCGACTGTCCAGGCTACCGGTGTGCTCGTTGGTCTGAATGATATTCGGGTTGTAGCTGTGCTGGAGGTTTTCGATCAGAACGGCATCAGTGCCGGGGACCGGCGCAGCATCGACGCCTTCGGTCGTCTCGATCTTGGCCAGAAGGGCCTGATTGCGGGTGCGAAGCGCCATGGCTTAGGCCTCCTTCGTCTGGGTGGTGGCCTTGCCCGCCCCGGCGGCCTTGGCCGGCTTCAGCAGATCGGCGGGGGGCGCGGCATCCGGCGCGGGCTCCGCTTCGGACTTCGGCTCTTCGCGCTCCGCCTGCTCGGCTGCGCCGCGGGCCGCGCGTTCCTGTTCGGTCAGGTTGATGACCGTCTTGCCGTCCTCGCTCATCACGAAGGTATCGGCAGGCGTCGGCTCCACCGCCGCCGCCCGATGGGCCGGGATGTTCATGGTGTCCTCAGTGTGTGGGGTGTGGTCAGGGCGCCGCGGTGTAGGGATCGCCGGGGCGGGTCCAGAACTCGACGGTGAAGGCCAGGAAGGCCTCGCCGATGCCGCCGATGCCCTCGTCGTTGGCCGTGGCTTGGTCGGCTTCGCTGAGGTTTGTGTCCACCGCCAGCCCGCCCAGCGTCGGGTCCGCCTCGACGGCCCTCTGGACGGCGGCGGAGACGTCGGCAAGCGCTTGGTCAAGCGCGGCGTCGGTGGACTCCTTCACCAGCGCCGAGACGGCCACGCGCTCCAGGTTGCGCACCGCCCCGGCGTTGAACTGGTCCTGGGAGATGATGGAGGCCTGCATCACCAGCGCCGGCAGGTTGGTTTCGGGGACCGCCTTCCGACGCCCGCGGTAGACGGTGACGGTGCTGGGCACGTTCGGCGCGGTGACGGTGCCGAGCAGCGTTTCGAAGGCGGCGAGCACCTGTTCGCGGATGGAGGTCGGCATCACTGCAGCTCCAGGCGCCACAGCAGCCGGTCGGCGTCCGGCTGGGTGGCGTTGGCGATGACGTAGGTCCGCCCGCCGATGGCCAGGGTGCCCTCTTCCTCCATCAACGGGACCTCCGACGCCCGCACCTCGGCGATGCGGGCCGGGGTGGAGACGCCGGCGTCCTGGTAGCGCCAGTTCCGGTCGCCATGGGTGAAGGAGGCGCGGCACGGCACCGGAGAGCCGCCGCGGGGCGGGGTATAGACGGCGTCGATTCCGTGCCGACGGAAGGCACTATCGAGCATGCGTTGGAAAGGGGTGGGCATCGGCAGTCCTCCAGGCGAGCAAAAGCGGCCCGCAAACCGCTTCCGCTCGCCGCGCTGTGGTGGAGGCTACGCCTTGGCCTTCGTCGGGGTGGGCTTGCCGGTCTCCGCTTCATCGGCGGTCGGCGGCGGATCGACCAGAACCCTCTCGGCGCAGCCGCTCTCGATCAGTTCCTTGGCGAGGCCGGGGGGCACGTCGAGTTCCGTTCCGGGCGCATGGAGCTTCTTGTCGTGCTTCACGGAGATGAGTGTGAGGATCTTCATGGCCGGCCCTCCTTACAGCACGGTGGCGGCGAAGGAGCCGTTCGGGCGGCGCGGGTACACCAGCGGCGCCGACTGGCTCATGACGAAACGGGCGCTCGGGTCCTCCTGCACCCAGCTCTTGACGAAGATCGGCAGCGCCTGCAGGCCCGCCGCCTCGTCGCGGATGGCGCCGAAAGCCTGCACGCCCTCGATGTTCGGGCCGAAGCCCAGCACCGTGCCGCTGGGCAGCAGCGGCGTCAAGGTCCCGGTGGCCGGGTCTTCGTAGTACTCGCTGTAGACCCAGATATCGAAGGAGCCGATGTTTCCCTTGAACTGGGCGCCACCGACATAGGTGGAGGGGCCGAGTTCAACCGGGGTCCCCGCCGCGCGACGGATGTCGAGCAGCTTCTGGACCTGGGCGTTCGTGCGGAAGGCCGCCCAGGCATCCGAGTCCATGACGATGGTGTTGATGACCGCGCCTTCGGTCTTGTGCACCAGCTCGGCCCACGCCTCCAGATCATCCAGCGGCGTGCTGGCGGCGTCGCTCCACTTGTCGGTGCCGGTGAGGGCGACGGTCAGGGCGGCGCTGCGGCCGAAGCTGACGACCTGGGTCTCGAAGCCCTCGCCGGTGACGGTCACCTGACTGAGCCGCAGGGCCTCGGCAGCCATCAGCTCCAGGCGGCGAGTGATCTGGTCGGCGTGGTCCTCGATGATGCCGCGCACGGTGGCCATCAGCCGCTGCTGCGGGTTCAGCGTGCCGCCGATCTGCTCGCCGGCCTGACGCTTGAAGGCGCGGTTGGGATCAACCACCGACTTCGGCTTGATGTAGGCCGGCTTGTACAGCTTGGTGGTGAAGCCGTCCTGAGTCAGCACCTTACCGGCCACCAGCGGCGAGACGAAGGGCGCGACGCGGCGGTTGCCGATCAGGATGTCCACGGCGATCTGTTCCGCCGTCTCGGTCTGGATGGTGCCGAAGACGGTGTTGAGCAGGAAGGCCTTCGGGCGCTTCAGGCTCTGCACCACGCCGTTGAGGACGGCGGTATCGTAGATATTCATGATGCTCGTTCCCTGTGACGTGGCGCTGAGGCGCACGAGGGCTGGGGCCGACCGGCGGTCAGCGGATGTAGATGCTCAGGTCGCGCAGGCCGTCGCGGATGGAGGCCAGCGTGTGGCCGGCGCCGAGCGTAAGCGCGGTGCCGAGGAATTCACCGCTCTCGTAGATGCCGACCGTCTTGTCGCCGCCACTGGCGTCGCAGTCGTCCATCAGGACGGCGACCGGGGTCTGCGAGCCATCGGACGCCGCCGAGGCGCTGAGGACGTATTTGCCCGACGCGGTGATCTTGCCGAGGACGGCTCCGCGGACAAGGTTCTGGCCGGACACCAGGGTCACGCTGCGGGTCATGCGGGGGAAATCGCCGGCCAGCAGGAGGTCCGGCGCGTAGCTCTCCGAGCTGACGCCCGGCTTGAAAATGCCCATCGTGGTTCTCCAGAAAAGGCGAAAGCCGGCGTCAGGCGCCGGCTTTCAGGATCTGCGCGACCAAGGCCTGGGGGTCGTCTCCGTCCCCGCCCGACGTGTCGGTGCCGACACTGGGGTTGCCCAACGCACCCATCGCCGTGGCGAACGGGTTTCCAGCCGGAGCGGCTGGGGCGGACGCGGCTGGCGCCGTCTTCAGGACAGCGACGGCCTGTTCGGCGGAGAGGTCGGTGGTGAAGGCCAGCGTGGCGGCCATGGCGACGCGGCCGGCGGCGGCGGGATCGGCGAAGATGGCCGCGCAACGGGCGCGCTCGTCCTGCCGGGCGCGGGCCGCCGCATCGTCGGCGGACGCCTGCGGCGCGGCGGCCCCGTTTCCGGGGGCCTGAGAGGTTTCCCCAGCCGGCGCCGCGGCGGCGGGCTTCTCCGGGGCGGACACCCCCGGCGACGCGGTCGGCGCGGTCGGCGTGGCCGCAGCCGGCTTGGTGTCGCCCATGAGGTGGGCGAACAGGTTCTTCATGGAAAGCTCCATCAGGTGGTGAGGGTGTCGAAAAGCGCCCGAAAGGCTTGGTCGGGAGCGAGAACGGCATCTGCGAAGCCGGACGCGACCGCTTCCGCCGTCCCCGTCGGGCCTTCCCAGGTCCTGGCCTGTGAGGCGAGGACGGTATCGGTGTCGAGCGAAGCGCCTGCGGCGGAGCGATATCGGGCCACGGAGGAGGCGAACAACCGACGGATGTCCTCGCACTCCGCCAGCCAGCGGTCACGGACCCCGTCAGGCAGCGGCTCGTAGGAGTTGCCGTCGGCCTTGTGGTCGCCGGCGGCGATGATCGTCGCCTTGATGCCGACCTCCTTCAGCGCGGCGCTGAGGTCCCAATGCACCATGATGACGCCGATCGAGCCGACTCCGCCGGTGCGGGGCACGCTGATGGTGTCGGCGGCACTGGCCAGCCAGTAGGCCGCCGAATAGGCGAACTCGGCCAGGATGGAGACCACCGGCTTTCCTGCTGAGGCCTTTGCCTCCGTGATCCAGTCAGCCAGATCGGCGACGCCGCTGACGAGGCCGCCGCCGCTGTTCACCACCAGGGCGATGGCCCGAACGGAGGGGTCCTCAAAGGCCATGGCGAGCTGCAGGCGCAGGCCATTGCAGCCGGTGACATAGGGCGACCCGATGTACCAATAGGCCGGAACAATGACGCCGGAGACCCCGATCACGGCCACGCCGTTGACGACCTCGTATGGCCGCGTTCCTGCGCCGATGTCGCCGATGTAAACGGCCCCCTTGGGCGGTTCGGCGCCGGCACCCACCACGGCGGCGGCGCGCGGCACCCAGGCCGGCGCCAACAGGGCCGGACCGGGTTCGGGCATCAGAAGCATCATTCGTCTCCGGTCTGATCGTCGGGCGTCGCCTGATCGACTGTGGCGCCGTTTGGCTTGGGCGCCTGGGCCAGCAGAGGCAGGCCGAGCCGGCGGCGCTCAGCCTGCTCGCTCGCCTGCTGCTCCATCACTTCGCGCCAATCCTTGCCCTGCTCGGCGCATTCGTCCTCCAGGGTGGAGACGCCGATCTCCATCCGCAACTTGGCGGCCTGCGCCTCCTTGACCGGATCGACCCAGCCTTTACCGGCGCCGATCCAGCGGCAACGCGAATAGGCGTAGCGGTTCTGGTAGAAGTCGGGGGCCTCGACTTCGCCGAGGTTCACCGCCTCCTCCAGCCAAAGCTCGAAGACCGGCGATGCCCAGTAGGTACCCAGCCACTGACGGCGCCCATTGAAGAACCGCCACGCCTCCAGCAGAGCGGCGCGGGCGCTGCTGTAGTTGGTCTGGGTGAAATCCTTCATCAGGATTTCGTACGGGATGTTCAGGCCGGCGCTGATGTGGCGCAGCACCGACTTGGTGAAGGCATCGAAGGCAGCAGCGGGCCGGGCTGGGGTAAAGGGTCGCACTTCGTCGCCGGGGAACAGCGGAAGGACCGCGCCGGCCTTCAATCGGACCGCATGCTCGGCTCGGGCCGCAAGGTATTCATCCGGCCCCCCGAACAGCTCCTTCAGGTCGTCGATCGATTCCGTGCTTTTGATGAACGCGGCGATCATCGCGTTGACAACCGCCGCCTGGAGTTCGGCCTTGCTGTAATGATCCAGTGTCTTGAACTGCGCCAGGACCGAACTCAGCAGCGGCTTGCCACGGCTCTGGCCGGTCCGCTCGCGATCATGGACGTGGATCACCTGACGCCGACCCCAATTGGTGAAAGCCGGAACCTTCGTCCACTGATACAGGCCTGGGTCCCAGGTCAGCAGGTCGCCGGGATGGCTGTTGCGGACCCAATAGGCCTGTGGGGCGCCATACCGGTCAATTTCGATGCCACCGCGTAGCGCGGCGCTGTCCTGTTGCCCGAGCGGGTTGGACAGGCGGTCCGCCTCCACCAGTTGGATGCTGGTGGCGTATTTCCTGTCGCGGCTCGGCAGCCAGAGCGGCAACGCCAGCCCTTCGCCATTGAGCAGGCCGGCGCGGGCAACCTGCATTGTCAGGCCGGCGAAGTTCAGGGTTCGGGCGGCGTCGCAATCCGTTGTCTCCGCCCAGGCGCGCCACTTCGCTTCAACGCTGGCGCTCCATGCATCCGCCCAAGCTTTATCCCGGCCCAACGCCCTGTAGTCGGGCGTCGAGTTCAAGCGAAGTCCGATGCCAACCACATTGTCCAGGATGGCCTGGATGCCGCTGGAGGCGATCCCGTTGTTGCGGGACAGGTCGCGCGAACGGGCGACCAGTGTGGACAGCTCCGGCAGCAATTCGGCGTCCGCCGAGGTCGCCAAGACCTGCCAGGACGCCAACTCGCGCGAGGTCATCGACGCGCCGTCATACGACGTGTCGGACGCGGCGCGGCGGCGCGGCGCGGGCATCGGATTGCCGTGCCGGTCGAGGATCTGGACAGCGTTGCGCATCAGAAGCTCATGTACAGCGGGCGGCGGGGCTTCCCGGACAGGCGGTCAATCCGCGACCGGAGTTCGGCGATGTAGCGCTCCAGCTTCGGCGCATCGGCATACTCGGTCGTCTTGCCGTCGTAGGTGATCCGGGTTTCCCGGTCGCCGATGTTCAGGCGATGCAAGGCGTCCTCAGCCTCGGCAAGCCGGGTCTGAAGGGTGACGAGATCGGCCATGGGGTCCTCACAGAGACGGATCGTCGGCGTAGGTTGCCTTGGGCATTGGGATGCGGCGGCGCTTGACGGTTGGCCCCGGAGTTGAGACGGGCTGAGCGGCCGACATCGCCGTCGGCGCAACGGCTCCGATCTCGACGGGCTTGACAATTGGCCGCGGGAACTCGTCCGCCAGCCCGGCCCACCGACCCGCCGTCCAGCGCTCCATGCCCATGGCGATGGTGCAGGCCCTGGCGTATTTCCACCCGTCCAGAGCCTCAGTGGCGTGGACCTGCTTCCATTCCCCGCGGTCCTCCATCCACTGGTCGCCGACGAGTTGCTTGCACACCTCCTCGGTGGCCAGCTTGGACAGATGGATGAAGCCGGCGGGGTGCCCGGCGCCGTCGGACCGCTCCTCGTCGGTCGGCGGCTGCAGGCTCAGCTTGCCGTACAGCTCCAGCGTCAGGGCGTGGCCGCCGATCATGCCGAGGCGGAGACCGCGTTTCCGGCGCTTGCCGTTGGGCGACGCCTCGCGGACGTTGGACCACGCGAAGGACGGCGCCCCGAGGCTGGTGGCGCCCTTCACGGGGATGACCAAGCCGGGGTGCTTGCGGCTCCAGGCCTCCACCTGGGTGGTGGCGTAACCGGTGTCGGCACCGACCTTGGACAGCGCCAGCGCCACACCCGAGGCGTGGCGCCAACGGCCCATGATGGCCTGCGAGACCTCGTCCCAGACCGCGGCCTCGTACGGGTTGCCGGGGATCACGATGTGATCGACCAGCCAGCACTGCCAATCCGCGCCCCAGGCCCAGATGAACAGCTCGACGCGGTTCTTCTGGACGTCGATGCCGCCGGTCAGGACCAGCCCGCCGGCGGGAACGCCCTGATAGTCCTCGCGGCGATCGTAGAGCTGGCGCCACGCCGGGGCCTCGCCGCGGACCTCGTAGGTCTCGGCGAGCACCTGATTGACGAAGACGCGCAGCTTGTTCGGGTCCTTGCGGACGGCGACGAACTCCTTGGCGATCTCCAGCCAGGACGCGCCGGCGAACTGGCTGTAGCCGGCCCAGATGTGGAAGGAGCGGTGCGGCCAGTTCTGCGGGGCGTGCGCCCGCCACTCGCCGCGCTCGTCCATCCCGGCCTTGGCGTCCTCCTCGATGATGCAGCCGTTGACGCAGACGTACCAAGCCTTGGACGGCGCTTCCTTCGGCTCCCACCGGATGCCCGGCCCGGTGCCGTTGCCGAACACCAGGACCTGCATCTCGCCGCAGCAGGGACACGGCACGTAGCGGTGCTCCTGAGTGCCCTGGAGGAACAGCGCCTCAATCTTGCTCGTCCCCTTCACGGTCGGGGTGGAGCCGGCGGCCTTCAGCGGCTCGTCCGAGGTCAGGCAGCGCTTGAAGGCCAACCCGACTTGATCGCCCTCGATGCCGGCGGTCAGGGGGTAGCCGTCCACCTCCTCCAGGATCACCTTGTCGGCGGTGATGCGGCGGAACTCCTTCGGGCTGTTCGCCCCCTTGACCTTGATCCAGCCGCCGGGGAAGCGCTTGGATCGGATCGTGTTGTTGCTGTCCCGTGTCTTGGTCGAGAAGAGACGGCGCACCGCCGGCCAGAGCATCAGCTTGGCGACGTCGTCCTTGGCGAAGTCCTCGGCGTCGTCGATGGTCGGCTGGTAGACCAGCACCCGGCTGGGCGCTTGGTCGGCGCAGTAGGCGATGAAGTTCTTGACGATCTGGCTGTAGCCGATGCGGCTGGCCTTCAACACCGAGATCTGCCGCACCTCGGGATCGGTGAAGGCGTCCTGGATGCCGATCTGGAAGGGAAAGGGTCGGTAGCGGGTGCCGTCCTCCAGCCGGGCGCGGCTGTTCGCCCACTGGGACAGGGTCATCCGGCGGCGCGGCTTCAGCGCGGCCAGCCAGCGGGCGACCTGAGCGGCCAGCACTGGCCCGCGGACCTGGATCGCGTCATTCGTCGCCATCGTCGTCCCCATCCTTGCCGGCCCCGCCCAACTCTTCCTCGATGCGGGCCATGCTCAGCTCGTCCAGCGCGTCCTCCAGGGCATCGGCGATGCGGTCCTTGAGGCGGCCATCGGACTTGGCGACCTTGGCCGGGACGCGCATCAGCTTCGCCTTGGCCATCTCGATTACCGAGACCATCGCGGCGGTGCAGTCGCTGGCGCGGACCAGCTCGCCGCGCGCCTCGGCGTTCTTCATCGCGTAGTGGTCGGCCTGCTCTCGGGCCAGCCGGGCGCGCTCCGCCGTCAGGTCGAGGCCTTCCGCTTCGGCGTCGTCCGAAGCGCGGCCCGCGGCGCGTTCCCGGAGGTGCCGGATGTAGGCGATCCGGCAGGCGTCCAAATCCATCTGCCCGCGCCCGTTGGCGCTGAAGACGCCCCGGTTTTTCAGCTCGCGGACGCTGCGGTCGGACAGGTCGAGGTGCGCCGCGATTTCGGCTTGGGTTGCCATCTTCACACCTCACCGGAAGGCCGAACCGGAAGCGGAACCCCCCCTATGGAATTTTCACACCTGGACGATGACCGCGCCTTTGCCACCCGTATTCCCCCGCCGCCGGGAAGGACCCGCGGCCTGTCGGCCATGTCCGCTCCGGCCCGTCAGGTGGCGCGTGGGGCGGGGCTGAGCGATCGGGAGGGAAGTAGCGGCTGGCCGGGCTAAACAGCACCAGCGGCCACGCCAGCGCCTACCACCCGGCCCGGCACCCCGTCAGCCGGGCGCCCCGGTCGAGTCCCGCCCGCCGGGCCTCCATGCGCTCCAGGGTGCGGGCGATGGGCCGAGAGACGCCGCGCCACGCCAGCACGCCGATCACGACAGCACCGATCACCAACGACACGAAGACGGCCAAGGCGAGGTAGATCAGGGTCAGGGGATCGGTCATGGCATCCTCCAGCGTGAGCCCAGAGACGACAAAACCCGCCGCGGCGAACCGGGCGGGCTGGATTGAGAAACGAAATGGTTTCTGAAGCAGCCCCAGCTCCCTCCTCCACTGCGCCAACAACCAGCCCGAGGGCGCAAACACAGGGAGAGTATTGCCCGTGTAAGCTGAGTGCGCACTAATCAGAGGTGGGACGATGCCGACCGACGAAACCGCAGTGAAGCACGCGTGCCTTCAGGTTGCCGTCCAACTCGTCATGAACAATCCGCCGAACCCTCCAACCAATTTAAAGGGATTGGCAAACTTAACAGTCGATGTCGCTTGGCATATGTGGCAGCGGTGGGATGCCATTGACAAGGGCGTCACACAGCCAAACAAGGACCTAACCCCTTAGCCGCGCCCCCTGGCAGCACCAATCACCGGGCCGACCAGACCAGAGGCGGCCTTGGATAACTCGGGCGGGATATCGGCCATGCTGGGCTCCAGAACGGCGGAAGCTCGCCGGGCGGGGACCGGGCGGGCAATTGATGCAACGCAACATTCATGAAAAGGTGTTATGATCGGTGCGGGCGCAACCGAATAGCTTGGTGTAGCGCGCCCTTAGGAGGACCATGAACACCCAGAACAATCAACCGATTACAAGCGATATTGTCGACGACATTGAAATCTTGAGCGTGGCTGATAATCCTACCGGCCACGAAGTCCAACAATCTTCAGATGACATCTACCATGTCGCTGCAGGCCTTGCGCATCGCCCGTCGGCGTAGCCCAAAGCCGCTGCTTCTCTGGCCGGCATCCAGTGCGCTGTGTCGGCCAGTGCGAGGGTTCGAGAATGAAAGACCCCGCTCCGGATTGCTCCGAGCGGGGTTCATGTGGGTGTAATTCGGCATTACACCATGGACTATGCACTTGACCTCTCCCCCACGTCAATAACGATTTCGCGATAAGGGGTTAGGATTTTCCGATGGTATTACGCTCGTCACGGACAATTCGACGGGACAGGAAGGGCACCTGAACGAACGCCTCCTCCAGCGCCGCACAGGCCGCCTCGAACCGGTCGGCGATGGCGTCCAGCATCGCAAGGTATGCCGGGTCGGGCCAGTACTCGATGGGGCAGTAAGGGGACCACAGCCGGTCACCGGTCGCCCAGCCCGAGTTGGTGTCCAGCGGTGCCCCGGTGACGGCGCATACCACGCGCTGCTTCCGACGCAGGCGGCGGCGAGGTCGCAGGTCCACCCGGTATTTCCAGCGGTGTGCGCCGCCGGGAACGGCGTAGCGCTCAACCTCCCCGTGGCCATCCGTCGCGGACAGCTTCTCCCGCTCAGCCGGCGTCAGCTTAATCCACGGGACTTCCACCCAGGCGCCCCGAACGCTGTGCATCGCGCCACCGTGGTCCATGTTCAGCACCGCCCGCGGCTCCGGCTGAACGGTGGACCGCTCCGGCTGCTCCCCCACCAGTGCCGCGTCGATGACCATGCGCGCGTCGTCCGGCTTCAGGATGCCGATCACGATCCGATGGACGGCGGCGGCGTCACGGTTGATCGTCGGGCCGATCTCGGTGTCCAGGCTGGACAGGTAATCCACCCACCGATGCTTGGACGCGGCACCGCGGCCCAGCCCCAGCCGGTCGGCGCGCTGGGACCGGTACGCCCAAACCAGCATCTCCCACACCGTGACCGGTTGCCGATCATCCACAGCGGCGATACTGGAGAGGCTCGGAGATGAATTGAACACGCGCTCTTCTCCAAACTTCACAGTGATCACGCTGCATCCTCCACGCCACTATCGTGAGAAACGTATTTTACTCCAAACCTACTGTCTTGTGAACTTCTGTATTGGTAGGTCGCGTTATCAAACCACAGACCGCACTTTCCTTCCCAATCACCGTTCCTCTGCTTGGCAATGTTGAGAATGACGGGAGGCATGTTCCGCGCATTGTCCAGTTCGGACGCGGCAGAACCGTCACCCCTGTCGGCCTTCTCGGAAAGCTGCTTGATCTGGTCCTCGAGCTTCCTGTTCCGCCACACGCCGAGAATGTTGAAGGCGTTCGAACCGATCTCCGACGCGCCCTTGATGTCCTCCGTCTCCGGCGCCGTGCCGCCGGTCTTGGTGTCCGCCTTGCGCGAATGGGCGACGAGGTGGATGTGGACGCCCTTCTCGACGGCCCAGTTCACCAGCGTGAACACCGCCTGCTCCTGCCCCTGGTAGTCCTCCGACCCGATGCCGAGGCGCATCAGACTGTCGATCACGAACACGTCGCAGCCGTAGCGGCACCGGGCGTATTCGAACACGTCCAGCAAGGGCTGCACGCCCGTCTTGCCGACGAGGTTGAATGTCCACAGCCACTCGTCCATCCAGCCCATGATCCTCCGGATGAACGGTTCGGTCGGTCGATCCACGTTCCCGGCCTGCTTGACCATGCGGCGCAGGAACTGCGGCGGCGCCATCTCCAGCGACGCGATGCAGACCTTCGCGCCCTGGTTCCCCCACTCGACCCCGGCGTGGGAGAGGATCTGGGACTTTCCGTGACCGCTCGGCCCCGTCCAGATGGAAAACTCACCCGGTCGGAACAGCAGCCGGTCGCGGACCTTGCCGTAAGGCAGCGTGTAGCCGACCCGCTGGCCTTCCACCGGCCAGAACAGCCGGATCACGTCGTCCGTGAATTGCCCGGCGCGCACCAGCTCCGGCGGGTCCATGGTGGCCGCCATCTCGAAGCACCGGCGGATCTCCGCCTCGGGGATGCCCGCGGTCAGGCAATCGTTGGCGTCCTTGTGCGGCAGGATCACCCGTCGGCAACGATGGCGGCCCAGCCGGGCGACGATCTCCTCCACGGCGGCTTCCCCCTCGGGGTCGTTATCCAGCGCGAGGTAGATCGTCTCGAACCGCAGCAGCCGCTCGTACTCGGCTTCGATCCAGCGCTGCTTCTCGCCCTTGCCGCCGCCGAAGGGCACCGACAGGGCCGGGAAGCCGTAGTCGAACAGGCTGGGCGCGTCGATCTCGCCCTCGCAGATCGTCACCTCGCGGGCGTTGCGGTCGATGACCTGCCAGCCGAACAGCACGGGTTCGCAGTCGGGCTCCACCCGCTGCTTCCGCTTGTCGTCGATGGGCCGGTATTTCACGAACCGCAGTTCGCTGTCGACCAAGGAGGGGAACACGATGGTCCGGCCTTGCTCCCCGATCCGGTAGGCGGCGATGGCGCGCTCCGACAGCTTCCGCGCCCCGGTCAGGTAATCCTTCACGGCGCTCTTGGGGGCGGTGCAGGACGGCTTTGCCGGCCGGCGATAGGCCTTCTCGCGCTTCTCGAACTGCGGCTTCTCCAGGCCGAGCCACGCCCGGATTTCCTCCAGGGCCTCCGGAAGCTGGATTTGCTTCACGGCGCACCACAGGTCGATCAGGTCCCCACCGTCCCCGCCCGCGGCGAAGTCGGTCCACACCCCCGCCTTGGCACCGGAAATGCAGACCTTCAACGACCGGCCCGGCTCGCCCTGGATCGACCCGACGCACCACTCCCGTCCCTCCAGGATGCCCTTCGGCAGAAGCCGTTCGGCAACCTCCCCTGCCCGCCCCTCCAGGGTGCGCTTGATCGCGGTGATATCGATCATCACAGCACCCCCATCGCTTCGTACTCGCGACGGATGTCCACGATCACGGCCTCGGCGGTGGCGTCCTCCTCGTCGTTGAGGATGCGCCCGACATACTCACGGGGGACGTCCTTCGTGCCGGCCAGTTCGAGAACCTGCATGACCCGACGGTCGTCGTAATCGAGTTTTTTCCGGAGCTTCGTGACCAAGCCGCCGGCCTTCGTCCCCAGCAGTTCCCGACCTCGGCGATAGACGTCACTCTCGCCGGGCGCCGCGGCGCCCGTAGAGGCGTAAGCCTCTACGGAATGGTTAGGTTCTGGTTTGGGTTCGGGTTCGGGGGTTCCTGACTTGCGTTCCAGGGTATCGGATACCCTATGGCATACCGTATCGGATACCCTGCCAGTGCTCGGTTCCAGGGAATCCGGCACGAGCAGGGATACGGTTTCCAGGGTCCGGAGAAGCGATATCGCATACCCGTCCGGATACCGTTCCCCGTGCGGCTGGATAGCCCTTACCAAGCCCGCCCAGACGGCTGTTCCGCGCGGCACGGCCTCGATCAGCGGCAGCATACTCTTGCCGACCTTGCCGTTCTCCGGCGGGTTGTGGCGCAGGAAATTGGCGATCAGCGTCCAGCCCGTCTTGGCATCACGAACGATGAAGCCGACCGTCTCCAACTCGGCGATGGCGGCCACGGCCTGCTCCGGTTCGAGGTGCAAATCCTCCATCAGGTAGCCGGTCGGAAGCCGGAAACAGCCGATGGAGTTGCTGTGCGGGCCGGTCAGCAGGTACAGCGCCAGCCGTTGCGCATCGCCCGACAAGGTGATGGTCTTCGGGTCCGTCCAGAACGACGTGTAAACCTTCCCATAGGTCCGCATCATGCCACCTTTCTGCCGCCCAGGGAGGCGGGGTTTCGGTCGTTGTCGTCATGAAGATCAGCCGGCGGGACCAGCATGGCCCGCGGCGGGAATGTGTCGCCGCCGACCAGGAGCAACAGGTCCGGAGCGAGGCGGCGATAGGACTCCAGGCGTCCCATGTCTCCATGCGCCAGAGCTTCGGCCAGGGCCTCGGCAACGGCACGCGGGCCGAGACCGTGGACATGCTCCGCGATGCGCTGGAGACGGACCTGTTCAGCCTGCGGGAGGGCGCAGAAGCTCATCAGGCGTGGCCCTCCATATCGTCGGCGAGGGCGTCCAGACGGTGCGCGATCTCGCGCAGATCGTCGCGGTTCACAGTCGCCTCGCGAATGCACTCCCGCAGGTCGGCGATGGCGCCGCGCAGGCGTGTGGCCGGGGGCTGCGGGCGGACCATGCGCAGGCGGGCCCTGAACGGGCCGCGGATGATGGTTCTGGTCATACGGCACCTCCCGCCGGGCGGCGCCAGGGCGGGTTGTAGCCGGCCTGCATCGCCACGGCCTCCAGCACGTCGCTGGCGCTGTCCAGGCAGCGCTGTGGGATCAGGCCGTCTCCGGTTCCCACCGGGCCGCGGGCGAGCCGCAGCTTGACCAGCGCGCCGACCATGGTCGTGATCGGCGCATCGGTGATCTGGTTCTCCAGATCCGCAACCACCTGAAGCGCCGGCTGCCACACCTCGTCGGGCTCGGAGTCGGGAATGGCGTTGTAGCGCTCGTCAGCGACGGTGTGCTGGCGCTCCAGTTCGAGAAGGTGCGACACCTCGGCGCCGCCGGGTCCAGCCTCAGCGCCGGGGCCGAAGCCCATCAGCGCGGAGAGGCGCATCAGTTCGGAAACGGTGGCCGACAGGGCATTGATGTCCGCCAGCGCCGACCGGATGAGAGCCGTCTCGACGGCGCTGCCGTCCGCCTTCTCATCGAACAGGGCGACGGACAGCGTCAGCTTGGCCTGCACAGCCTCCAGCGTGCCGGAACGGTCGGCGGCCAACTGGTGCGCCATGCCCTCCATATCGGCCGCCAGCGTCACCCAGCGGTCTTCCAGCTCGTTCAGCCCCGCTGCCTCCCGTTCGGCTTCGTACTGCGCGACAGCCGTGTCCAGCCGCTCGTGGAGACGACGCTTGGTGCTGTCCGCATAGCGGCAGCCGTCAATCTCGTCATGGCGGGTGATGCACCAGCCGCGAGGCCCAACGATGTAGGGGCGGGCCGGACTTCGTTCCGCCAGCGCTGCGTGCCGCTGGTCCATGTCTTCACCCAGGCGCAGCCATTCCCGGTTGGCGGCCTGCCACGCGTTGAGGAGTGCGGAGGCATGCATGGCCTAGGCCCTCCCCATCGCGTCACGAACATCGACCTCGGTCTGCTCGCGCAGCAAGACCTCCAGTTGGTGGGCGTGCCGGGAGTAGAACCCGACGGCGATCTGCGCCTGGGCCAACTGATCGAGCGTGCTGCGGAACAGTTCCCGCAACACGGTGATTTCGTCCTGCGCAAGGCCGAGCGCCCGTTCCATGTGATAGCGGGCGCTGTCCTGGACCATCGCCGCGTGGCCGAGCTGGGTGGGGCGGCGGCGGGCCTTCGGGTCCTTCAGGATGAGTTCCGCCAGGACCGTAAAGTCCTGCGCCTGGGCGATGTGGAACGTGATCCTCCGCTGTTCCGACAGGCTGTCGTAGGCGGCGATGACCAGTTCAACCGCCTCGGCACGCGTGGAGCGGGCCATTTGCTGTCGGACAGCGCCGTCGCCCCCGGATGTATCGTCGGCAGTCATCAGACGGGCTCCCCGCGCTCAAGGGCGCTTTCCAAGTCGGCGTAGGCTTCGGGGTTAGCGATGTCGGTGTCGGGCCAGAAGGCCACGACTTGCCGAAGGGCCTCGGGCGTGTGACGGAGAACCCACCACCAGACCCGGTAGTTGAGTTCGTGAAAAGCGGCGTCCGCCTCGTCGGGGACCCTTTTCATTCGCCCCGCCTGCCAGCCGTGCCAGTAGGCCCGAGACCGGTCGGTGCCCGGCTCTCGGCTGTTGGGATCTTCGCCAACGCGCCGGCCCGCCGTTATCTCCGCGTCGCCCAAACGTTCGAGACGTTCGAGGTCGCAAAGTTCCATCACCGGAACCTTTACGCCCCGAGCCCAGAGAGCGTCGTAGCTCGCCAGCTTGCCCAGATGGCTTTCCGGGGCCTGCGGCAGCGGTGGGGCAGCGTTCAGGGCGACGAGCATGGAGTCGACCATCGTCCGCAATGACGTGCCGTCCATCACGACACCTCCGTCAGCAGAGAGCCCGCGATGCCCGGCAACGCGTCGCCGTCGAACTGCGGCCCGCTCATGTGGGCGGACAGCAGCGCCGCGCCGATCCCCGGCAGGTTCATCCGCCCGAGTTGACGAACGCCGCCCTTGGTGGACCCAAACCACTCGCGGGCCATGGCCTGAAGGCCGGGTTCAGCCGCGAGAAGGAGAACTGTCGCGGAGCAGATGTCCCGCGCCCGCAGCACTTCCTTGCTCCGATCGGTCCCGTCCAGCGACAGCAGTGTCACCGTCAGCACCGTCCGAGCGCTCCGCACCGCCCCGGCGACGTCGGTCGCGAAGGTGCCGCCGCGGATCATATGGCCGCCACTCGACGCGCCCTTCAGCAAGGCCGTCAACCCACTCTTGCCCACGGCGTCCTCGATGCCGTCCGAAAGGAGGTTGGAGACGAGCATGGCCCGCCCCAGCCATGGCTGCTTGCGGAACGCGACGCGGAATTCCCCACCCTCCTTCAGGAGGAGAGCGGCGTTGGCAGGATCGAACCTCTGCGCCCAGACGTAAGGGGTGATGTTCATGGTCACACCTCCGCCTTCGACTGCCATGACGGGCAGTTCAGGTTGAGCGTCTTCCCGAACTCGCGGGCACCCTTGGCGCACCCATGCTCGATGGTAAAACCGCCTTCTGTCGGCAAACGGTGCTGGACGTTGGCGCCGCAGGTGGCACACGCCTGCGTGTCGGGGTTATGGATGCAGGTATTGGCGTGCGCCTGCATCTGGGCGCGGCTCGATCCGGTCTTCCGGCAGGTCGGGCAGCGGTAGCGGGTCACCGTGAACGGAGTCACGGCGTGGGTGGGCTTCTCCATAGCCAGCTCCTCAGTGCTGGATCGTCTGGTCGGACGGGGAGTGCGACTCGGCGGACGTTGCGGCGATCAACTCGGCCACGATGCCGAACTTCCAGCGCAGCCAGTTGGCCGAACCTCCATGCTCACCACCCTTTGCCGGCGCTTCCCACTGCGCGAAGGGCTCGCCCTTGGCGGTCGGGTGCCAGGGGGTGGTCTTGGTACCTCCCTTGATCTGGAAGCCGTGCCGCTCCAAGAGGGTGTTGACCATTCGACCGGACAGAGCCCCCTGACGGGTGCGGACGCCGATCTCGACGCCGATCTCCGTTGGCCCGAGCACCTTGGGATGGTCCGCCGGCAGGAGTGCCTGAACGGGCTTGGCATCAGGCCGGACGACGCCGCCCGATCCCAAGATGTCCACGCCGGTCTGAGCGAGGATAGCGCGGTTGGCGGCGAAGGCCGCTTCGCTGGTGCTGAAGCCTGCCGCCTTGAATGAACGCAGACGGTCCCGGAACTGAGCGTCGGGGGTCTGGCTGCGGGCCGGCGCCAGAGTGGGAGCGATGGAGACGCCCGGCGCGACCACATACCCCTTGGTGTCGATTTCCTCGATCCACTCAGTGACCTTCACCGCGAACTTCGCGCTGCACCACTGGGCGAGATGGTAAGCGATGCGCGGGTGAACCCAGGTTCCCCCGCCACGGTCAGGCCGACCCGGCTTGGAGGTGATCAGGCTATCCCTCGGAATTCCGAGGGATAGAGCCAGTTCATTCACAAACGCCGCAGTGCCGGAATTTTCCTGATAATGCGACCACTCCTTCCCGTTCGCCTTGCACATGGAGGTGGCGTTCAGGTAGCCGTCGAGCCGTTGCCCAATGGTGGTCTTGTTAAACTTACGGGTGATCGGGGCAGGCACGTTGCCCGTCTGTTCTCCACATGCGTTCTGGACGCACGGGTTCGTCGCCGCCATATTGCGGTTGCTCATTTCGTCTCCTTGGGAAGGGAGTGGGTGAGTTAGTGAGTCTGCCGTTGGCGCGGCAGGTTCAGCACGGCAGCGGGGCCTTTCGTTGGCGCGAGGGCGCCCCGCTGTTCGTACTTGTTCGGTCTTCGTGTCATGCCGCGGCTCCCGTGGACTTGGCTTCCTGCTCCTCAATCCAGCGCAATAGCGTGGATTTGCGGGCGCAAATTAGGGCGCCGATCTTAAAAGTTGGAAGCCGCTTGCGCTGATGGTAGACCTGTCTGGGGTCGAGACCTATGAATTTGCCGATGGCTTCGGCCCCATGAAGCATGTCTTCAGCCAAAGACGGAGATTGCTTAAGAGCCTCTCCTATTCGTTGAATACTTTCCATATTGTGTCATCCCTATCAGCGATCAGATCAGCCAATCTTTTTAATTCATAGCTTAGCACGGACCTCTCAATTCTTAGGCCCCTATTGTATTTAACGCTGAGCTCTTCTGCTGATTTAATTCTAGAAACTTCATCAACTATATATTTATCTTGACTCGCCACCAGAGATTCAATGAACTCTCGCTCTTCCGTTGGCCCATAAAAATAATCGATCCCGCCACAGCTAATACTTATTGTTTGTATAAACTCCTTAAATCTGATCTCCATATGACAGAAATTCAACATGCCGCCATCCATGTAAGGGTCATGCTCCTCACCTCCCATTGCATCTAAAATATTGGCAAGAGTTCGCTCGAATATGTCGTCACTCGCCGCGCCAAATTTATCTTTTATTGGATCTTTTGATGTTTCTTCACCTAGCTCATCCGCTTTATACAACAATACCAAAGATCCAAAATCTCTAACTACTTCAGCAGAATTCTTTGCTATATCTGTGCAAAGAAATGATATCAGCATCCTCGCTGCATCAAGGGCGCTCATACGCGCTGCCGACGCCCCTCTTCCGCTCTTTGATATCAATCCACCTTCTCGCAGATGCCGAGCATGCATTGCGACTGTTGGCTCTGAAATGCCGAGGACCACAGATGTTTTTGTAACGAGATCGCTGAGGCGTGCCATTTTTTTTGCTCCCCTTGCCAACGGACCATAACTCCGATGGGGATTGTCGTCAAGCCCCAAAGGATTTAAACTCCGTTGAGGTAGTTCGCATCGGTCGGAATTGATCGCAAGGTGGGAAGAAAGAATGGCATCCGTACGCAAACGCACCCTCCCCAGCGGCAAAGCCGTCTGGCAGGTGGACTACAAGGATCAGGGTGGCAAGCGCCGCTCGCGGCAGTTCAAAACGAAGAAGGAGGCAGAGGCATACGAGACCAAGGTCCGCAATGAGGTGGTGTTCGGCATCCACACCCCCGACTCCACATCCATCACCGTCGCGGAAGCGGCCAAGCTGTGGCTGGAAACATGTGAAGGTGAGTCCCTTCAGCCGGTCACTCTCAAAGGGTACCGGGAGTATGTGAAGCTGCACATCAATCCACGCCTCGGCGCGGTGAAGGTGTCCAGGCTCACCCGCCCCCAGGTTGAGACGTTCAAGGACGAACTGCTGAAGGTTCGATCCCGCGTCTTGACCCGCAAGGTGGTCGCCGCGCTGGGCGCCATTCTGAAGGACGCGATGCGCCGGGGCCTTCTCGCTCACAACGTCGCGGTCGGCGTGATGGTGAAGGAACGCCGGGCCGAGGACTTCGACGAGGCGGACAGCGATATTGACGACGTCGACCGCATTCCGACAAAGGAAGAGGTGCGGATGATGCTGGAGAAGGCCAGCGAGTTGTGGCCGCTTTCCATCATGGAAACCGACGCAAAGACCGGCGAGCAGAAGACGCGCCCGATCCCCTGGCGTCCGCTGATCACGGTGACGGCATTCACCGGAATGCGCATCTCCGAAGTGCTGGGCCTGACATGGCAGAACGTCGACCTTCGGACCGGGCTGGTGAAAGTCCGCAAGCGCGTGGACTACCGCCGGCAGGTTGGGCCGGTGAAGTCGAAGATGGGCCGCCGTGAAATCCCCATCCCCCCGGCGGCGGTGCAGCTCCTCCGGGAATGGAAAATGGCCTGCCCGCCTTCGGAAATGGGATTGGTTTTCCCGTTCTGGGATGGCCAGCCCATGCACTACAACGTCGCCCGCAAACAGTGCCTTCGACCGCTGCTGGTCGCCTGCGGCTTGGTCGAAAAGCCCAAAGCCAAGCCGACCCCCGAAGAGACCGAGAAGCCGGACGCGAAACCCATCTATGGGTTCCACAATCTTCGGCATTTCGCGGCATCGATGTTCATCGAGTTGGGCTGGAACGCCAAACGCATCCAGGCCCTCATGGGGCACAGCACCATCACCATGACGTTCGACCTGTACGGCCACCTGCTCGACAGGCAGACCGATCACTCATCGGCTATGGCGGCGCTGGAGTCGAGCCTGTTTGGCAAGAAGTAGAAGTTGCAACATACCGCTGCAGTAAGCAGCAACACGGCTGCAACACAAAATCCAAAAGCCTAAGTAAATCAATAGGGGCACACGGCTTTTGGTACCGCCATTCCCAGGTTCGAATCCTGGCGCCCCAGCCAACCTCCTCCTAAGTATTTCAATCGCTTAGTGTTTTCGGTGCTTCGCAGTCGGCGAAACCCGTGTGGGCCACAAAAGGGGCCACACGAAGGGCCACATACGCCCCGCAGGTGTCGCGTGACTTCTTACCTCAAGCGCAAGGGCGACCGGCTGGTGTTCCGCCGGCGCATTCCCCAAAAGCTCATTGCCCGCTTTGGCCGGTCCGAGCTAGCAATACCTTTAGGCGACATCGGGCCGCGCGCTGCACGCGCGCGAGCACGCGCTTTTGCTGCTCAATCGGATGATCTGTTCGACATGGCTGACCGTAACCTGCACTTGTCCCGCGATGAGATTAGCGCCCTTGCGCGGCGTTGGTTTAGGGAAACGAGCGAGGATTACGAAAGCCGCCTTAGGTCCATGCCGCAGAACGACTCTGGAGCTACCGAGCGCGAAACCGAAATGGCCGAGGAAGATCGGCAAGCCACGCGCTCCATGCTGGCTGACAACCATTGGCTCGCAGCAAGCGAGATTGTCGACCGGCTGCTCGCTGATGCAGGCATTAACTTCTGGAACGGAGAGGAACCGGAATATCGCGAGCTGTGCAGGCTGGTGCTGCGTGCCTCAACGCAAGCGGCCGAGATCCATCTGGCACGCCTCAAGGGCGATTATGCGGCGCCCCCCACCGACCCAGCTTTCATTGAGAAGCCAGCGCCGGCCATCGTGCGCGTCATCGCGCCAGCGCCGAACCCCGCGTCCCCCAGTGCCACGCCAGCGCCCGTTGCGCCGCTATTTACGGCTGCCGTGGCCTCCTACACCGCCGAAAAGAACCGGGCCGGGGAATGGCGGGGCAGCACCGAGCATCAATACCGGCGCTTCTATGAGCTGTTCTCGGGCTTCTTGGGCGACCGCCCTGTAAACGCCTACACACGCGCCGACATCGGCCGGTGGGTGGAGGCGTTGCAACAGATTCCCTCGACCTACGGCCAATCCACAGCCCTCCGCGGCAAGACCCTCAAGGAGCTAGCTGCCTACACCGCCGCCAATCCTTCCGTTGAGCCGGTGACGGCCCGGACGGTTCAGAAGCACACCATTGCCCTGTCGGGCTTCTTCGGCTGGTGCCGGGACCGGGGCCACATAGACGACAACCCGGTTACGCGCTCCTTCCGCTACAAAAAGGACCGCCGGGCACGGGAGCAGCGGGCCGCATGGGAAGCATCAGAGCTGAACAAGCTGTTCGCCTCCCCGATCTGGACCGGCTGCAAATCGGAGTCTCGCCGCTCGGCACCGGGCACGCTCATGCTGCGCGACGCGCTCTTCTGGATACCGTTGATCGCCGTGTTCTCCGGGATGCGCCTGGAGGAGATCGCCGCGTTGCGCGTCGAGGACGTGCAGACTGATTCCGGCATCGCCTTCTTCGACATCACACCAGCGGGGGGAAAGCTGCTGAAGACCGCCGCAGCCGTGCGCCGCGTCCCCGTCCATAAGGAGCTGGTCGGCATCGGTTTCCTGCGCTACGTCGAGCAGCAGCGGCGAGCCAAGGTAGAGCGGCTGTTCCCCGAACTCCAACCTGGAGGCCCGGACAAGCGCTTTGGCTTCTATCCGACGAAGAAGCTGAGCCGGTACTTTGATGCGGTGGGCATCCCCGATCTGGACGTTCACGGGTTTCGTCATGCCGCGATCACCGGGTTGCAGCGCGCCGAGGTAGCGGAGCCGATCATCCGCGATCTGGTCGGCCATGAGGGGAGTGGTTCGGAGACGCATCGCTATTCCAAGGGCTACCCCCTCCCCCAGCTCGCCGACGCGCTCAATCGGCTGGCCTACCCCGGCCTACAGCTCGACCACCTCAAGCCCTGACAGGTTATGCGCTCCGCGAATCCCGTCGATTCCTGGAGCGCATGACTCCGGCCCCGGAAGGCGCTTTGTGTCATCTCTAAACGCTCGTATAGTTATGACACAGACGATGCGCCACGGGGAGCCGGCCATGACGAAGGCGATTGCATACCTCCGAGTTTCGACCCAGGCGCAGGGCAAGTCCGGCCTCGGCATCGACGCGCAGCGCGACGCTATCGCCCGATTCGCTGAGACCGAGGGCATTGAGATCATCGCCACCTTCGAGGAGCATGAAACCGGCAAGGGGGCCGACGCCCTCGACCGTCGCCCCCAACTCGCCGCTGCGCTGGCCGCCGCACGCAAGGCGAAGTGCCCGGTCATCGTCAGCAAGCTCGATCGGCTGTCCCGCGACGTGCATTTCATCTCCGGCCTCATGGCTCAGCGCGTCGCCTTCATCGTCGCTGAGTTGGGCGCCGATGCAGACCCGTTCATGCTCCACCTCTACGCCGCCCTGGCGGAGAAGGAGCGCTCCCTCATCGCCGAGCGTACCCGTGTGGCGCTGGCCGCCAAGAAGGCCCAGGGCGTGCTCCTCGGCAACCGGACCAACCTCGCTGAAGCTCAGGCCAAGGGCGCAGTGGTGAACGCGGAGAAGGCCAGCGCCTTCGCCGCGAAGGTGCTGCCGATCATCGAGAGCATCCCCGGTTCGCTGAATGCGAAGGCGAAGGAGCTGAACGCACGCGGCATCCCCACGGCGACAGGCAACGGCACCTGGACGGCGAAGGCCGTGCAGCGCGTCATGCAGCGGGTCGCTTGACCGGGTGAAACAGCGAAGGGCGCCCAACCGGGCGCCCTCTTCCATCATGCCGCCTTCTGTGCTGCCTGTAGGCGCAGCTCCCGGCGTCGCTCCCTACGCCTCTCCAGTATGCGCGCCCGCTTCGCTTCCTTCTCGGCAAGGCGCGTGGCTCGTATCGGTGCCCTGAGTTCGTCATACTCACGGCGCCACGCGGCTCGCTCCTCCTCCGTGGGCAGATGATCGACCGTTGCCGGAGCGCCAAATGCAACGCTGACAACCTGTACGCCGTTGCCCGGCCGCGGTCCGTTCTCTTCCAGGTCCGTCATGATGCAGTCCAGAGCATCGGCCTCCGGCATGCCGCCCCAGCGCTCGTCATCCAGCACGATGGTCACTAACGCCATTCGATTGAACTCCACGTGGCTGAATCAATCACTATAGAAAGGTGTAGCATTCGCGAAAATCGAGAAGCTATTTGAAGATGTTCTCAGGCCAGGAGCGAGCTCTCACAGTCTGCGCTGACAGATAGAAACAACAGATGAAGTTATAGGTTAAGCTATAGCCTATTCGTATGCTAACTATGCCGAAATTATAGGAATAAAAAAGCAGGTCTGCCATGAGGCGGAATGCCTTCGATACTCCCGCCGGGGCGCAGAATCGGGCAACAGGCAACAGACATCGCCGGCCGAGGCTCAAGGCGATTTGACATCCGTTTGGATTTTTAGGATAAGGGAAGTGCCGGTGGCGCTGCGAACGCCACTGGTACAATCGCGCAGCTCCGACAAGCTGCGGATCGGTCATCGTGTGTGTGTGGGTGCGAATGTAGCACCCGGCACGATCCCAGACAACGCGTTGCTGCGCTCCACTTTGACTAGGAGCGCAATTCGATGACTATCAATCAAGCTCGTGATCTTCTCTCGAAGCACGGCATTTGCTTGACGCATGAGGCTGTCCGCGTCTGGTGCGTCCGGCATGGCGTTGGCGTGCGTCGCGGCGGGCGCTGGGACGTGCTGACCGACCGGTTGGCCGCTCACGTCTCCATGACCGTCGCCGAACTGACCGAGGAGGCCCGGCAATGAAACGGGCGCAACGCACATCCGTGGAAACCTTCTACCGGCCGATGTCGCCGCTGGAGAAGGTGCGGTGGATTGCGGCGATGTCCTGCGACAAGAAGCTTCCGGCGCAAGCCAAATCCCTCGGGGCGGCACTTATCACGGTGTGGCATCACGGCAAGAGCGGCACCCTCTGCCCATCATACGAGGCGATTACCGAGAGAACCGGCTTGAGCCGGCAGCAGGTCAAAGACGCCTTCCGCGCCTTGAAGACGCACGGCTGGATCGAGAGCAAGCGCCAGCATGACGAGAAGGGCCGAGAAATCAGCGCAAAGCGCCGTCCGGCGTGGCCGGCCGTGGTGTCTATAGACACCACGGAAAGCGAGACGGAGGGGTCTACAGACACCATCGGGGAGGTGTCTACAGACACCACCGAGGAGGGGTCTATAGACACCACAAACAGAGTGAAGGGAAAACCGGGTGAAGAGGAACAGGTATCTTACCCTCTGTTTAGAACAGAGCGGGCCGGCGAGGTCGCTTCGCTCCCTTCGCCGGCCGACACCTCATTGAGTTCCGGCGAAGAGGCTGACCAGCTTCCCGCCGGTAATCCTGACACTCCGCCGGCCGCGCCGGAGGCGGACCCGCTTTTCCGCCTTCTCATGAACGCCCCGCCGGTCGAACCGCTTCCTTCTGGAATAGCGGTCCGGTCGCTCGCTCCGTCTGCCAATTCACCGGCAGAGGCCGCCACTCGCTCGGCTGCGCTGGCCGATGCCCGAGCAATTGTCTTCTCCATGCCGGTCGCACAGCGCATCGCCAGCGCCCGGCAGGCCGCCGAAGCTCTCGGCCTGTCCGACATCGCCCCGGACGACACCGACCGGCTGGCCGAGTATGTGGCACTGCGGATCGTACGCAACGCCGCGTAGCCCCAGGTAGCGCCACCGGAGCCGCACAGGACGCAGCTCCGGTGCCATTTTGACAGAAATCGTTAATGCAAATATAGTTATGAAAATGGCCTATCGAGCCACCTTCAGAACATAGGCGACTGCCAATGAAGTTCGTTCACTGCCCCACTATCGGAACTATTGAAGACCACCTCTTCTTCAATAGTCCATTTATCTCAGGCGTATCGCTATTTCGCGTTCGTTCCGAGCAGATTTCTACCTTCTCCGCCACTCGCGCTGCTTCGCACGAACTTGACGATGCCGACGCCGCCGCGTTGCTGGCCGGCATCGCCGACGCCGCAACGGCCGAGCTCGCCGCGTTCCGAGCTGACCTCGCCCGACGCGCTGAGGCGCTGAAGAAGCTGGTGGCCGACGCTCAGCAGCTCGCCGAGCTGCCGGCCGACCTCACCGCCGACCGCGCGACGGTGCGCGCCTACATCGCCGAGGCCGAGGCCATCATCGCCGCCCCCGCCCCCGATGTCCGGGCCGGCGAGAACGTCGCCCGATGGGGCGTCCGCTTCGAAGGCAACACCGCCCCGACCCTGGCCGCCGTTGAGCGCTTCGAGGGCGAGATCAAGAAGCTCGCTGCCGTGCGCGACACGGCAGGCAAACGCAGGTCCGAGCTGGAGACCGCGCTCGCCCGAATGGACTCGCCCGAAGCGGCCGGCCGGCTGGCCAGTGTGAGACTGCAACGTGATCTCACGCGGCGCGTGCCGGGGCTCGTGACCGAGTTCGGCGACGCACAGAAGGCCGCCGCCGCTGCGTTGGCCCGTATGAGCACCGTTGCTGCCGCCCTGGAGGGGATGCTTCATGGCCGCGCGTAAATCCTCGCTCATCCGGCTGGCCGCACGGATGACCACTGCCATCTACGGGCGCGTCGCCCTGCCGCTGAGCGGAATCGCGGCAACCTTCGGCATGTCGCGCCCAACGCTCTATAGCTTGATCGGCGACCTGGACGTGGGCGCCGGCCTCGCCCCGAACGATGCCACCCTCCGCTCCGCGCATGAGGACGACATCGGGCGCGCCCTTTCCGATGAGGAATGGACCGGCGCGCGCCGGGCAGCCGGCGACCTGATCGCTTCGAACTATCTGCGTCTTGCCGCGAACGCCATCGGGCGTGACCTTCAGAAGGAGGCCGCGCAATGCATACCCTGA